AACTTCCACAATTATTACAGAATCTATACGAACAACAGAATATAATTCTGGGTTTCTCTATTCGGTTACAGGATCAGGAATACAGCATGATGGATCTTCTATATCTCCAGCAGCTACCACTGTTAGCGAAACTATAAACGGAACAACTCATACATGGCAGGGATTAGATTTAAATCAAAGACCAAACTGGACTCAAACAAATCAGGGAAATGCCTTTCAATTTACAGAAGTTTATCAAGCACCTGGTTTAGAATCCGTAACCGACATAACTCGAACCATAGAAAGCACAAGCGTAACAGATACCACAACTATCTTCTCGCAATAAGTCTTATAAGTAACCCTGTATTTGCCAATACTAGCAATACGGCTGCTCCTGTAGCCCAATCTTCATCTTCAGTATCTAATTTTGCAACCCAAGTTTTAGGTGGTCCGATGGTTGAGAATCAATATGGTGCTGGTATAGTTTGTTCTGGGCCACAGATGGGTATTAGCCCTTTTATAACTACAACATATAATCAAAGAAGGCCACAAGATTATATCTACCATACCCCTGTTTACGACAATACAGATGCTAACAATGATAACGTGCCAGATAATCCAGGAAATATACTGTACTATCAGGAAAACTATAGTGGTAATAAAGATTCTTTAGGACTTAACTTTGGAGTAGCACTTACATTTAATATTCCTTTAGATAATAGATTTCAAGACTCTTGTTTAGACGCTGCAAATACGCAAATACAATTACAAAAACAAGAACTAAATGCAAAGTTTCTTAATTATGAAATTGCAAGATTAAAAAATTGTGGAGAATTGCTTTTACGGGGAATTTATTTTGATCCAAAAAGTAATTTTGCAAAATTATGTGAGGGGGTTGTTGTTTCCCCACCTCCAAATCAAGTTATCCCACATACTCACAAATTAAAAAGCAACTGATCTATCCACCAGAGCAGAGGCCAATTTAATGGCATGATAATGGGTCAAGTTGCTAAGTAAGCAAAAGCTCTTTCTAACTAGGGAGTGTTAGCTTTGGTTAGAACTTCCTTTGCTTAATATCTATTATACATCAAATTAGCAGTAGACAAGCACGGGTTTTGACTTGCCTACCTAGACGCCCTATCCATTGCCTTGTCGAATAGGGTTCCTTTAGTTTACAACAAGACATAAAAAAATAGGTAAGACCTTTCCAAACATCTTACCTATTTTTGTGTGCAATGGGATTCTCACATGAATCACATTTAGTATAGCAGCAATTCAAAAAATAGAACTTGCATCAGCCACTACTGTCTTCTCTTCAATACCTGCTGCCTGTTGTGCAGCCATGTATTTTTCGTACTGTTCATATTCTGCTGCTTCAAAGTATTTCTCTCTAAGGGCTTCTTCAGCGTCAGCAAAATAACTGGAAAGTGCTTGTCTTACAAGAGAAGAGATAGAAGTACCTGGACCAGCATGATATTTCAACAATTTATGCTGATGTTTTGTTATTTGAACTGTTAATCGTGATAGATTTTCATTCATCGTTTGAAAGTAGTTAAAAACATTGTAGTATCAATTTGATGTCATCTTTGGGAACTTTAAGATACTGAGTATCAAGACCAATCATAAAATTATGGGCTGCTCTAACAGTAAGAGCAAAAGCCTCGGCACTATTCCAAAATGATCTTTTAATACTGCTATCACAGGATTTAGTAAAAATAATTTGTGCTGCTCTATCGTATGGCTTAATATCTCTATCAATACCATCAATGGGACTTGCCATACCTGTAGTGACAATATTTAACCAATGCAATGCCCTTTCTTTAGGATTCATTGTATGGTTATATTTTTTATGTCTTGAGTGTTGGCTGTTATAAGTCATTTCAGCATAAATTTTTAATGCTGCTCCAAGAAAGAATGATCTGACTCTGGTTGTGTTAGTAGGACAGACTTTACCCATAAGATAAAGAAACTGATTATGTTTTAAATAAGTTTCTGCAACTATGGCATCATGGCATGGTCTGGAATATTGTTCAGTACCAGTTGTGCTATTTATAGCAGCCATAGCGTGTCTGATAGTTGCACAGTCTCTTCTACTGATTCTGACACCACTAACAGTAATACGATCAGACATACACCTAGACTTACCAACATCCATTATTTGTTTGGATTTGCTAGGCATATTTTTGACAACAAGAAATGGTTGAGTCATTCCTGTTTGAACAACAGCCATTAATCTATGCTGACCATTAACCAGAGTGCCATCTGTATCAAAACAAATGGCAGAATCGGACAAGATGAAACGACTATTTCTCATCTCTCTTTTTAACTCTTCAAGATTATTTGTACTAATCTTGCGGTTATTTTCAAAGTTTTTTGTTAAATAAAACTGTGCTTTCTCTGGTGTAATAAATTCAAGAGAATATTCTAAGCCCTCATAAATAGTAGAGAGGGCATCTTGGACTTGGGAAGTCATGCTTGCTCCTTAGCTTGGTTGATAAGAACTTCTTTAAGCTGTCTATTAAAGTCAGCGTTTTGCTCTGGAGTTGCCATTCTTGGTTTTTTTTGTGAATCTTCGTGAGCACGAATCATCTCATAATCTTTTTCAAGTTGTTTAATTCTTGCAAAAATGATGTTGCCAACTCTTTTTAGCATTATGTCGTGTTCAATACCTAAAGTATTAATAGAAAGTTCAAAAGAATTTAAAAACTTGTGGGCTGACATTGTATATTCATCAACGCTATTGCGATCTGATTTAAAAAATAAATGAACTTTATCGTTCAAAATATCATTGTCAAAGTAAAATTCATCATTATCTTCAAGATGATGACTTGTTTTGTTTTGCATGGAAAGTTTCATAAAACCTCGTAAATGTTATTGCCTTTATAGTTTATCATTAAAGTGTCATCACTTTGTATATGTTCTCGAATCGTAACAATGTTACTTTTTGTTATCTTTCTTTTTAGTTAACTTCTTAAATAAATTTTTTATTAAAGGTTTGACAATATTAAGCAGTAATGGAGTAGTGGCAGCAACAGTAGCAATAGCAGCAGTGCTAACAAGCTGTGGAGGATTAGGTATGTATTGCTCGATGA